TTTATACACTCGCTTGTAATAGTCGATAATCATTATGCTATCGCTATCAGCCATGACTGTATCGTCATTAAGAGTAAAGTTTTGTATTTTTTTCTCAGTACGCTTGCCATACACTTCTTTAAATTTTTTCCGTGACATATGCGTTTTTAAGCCGCAATGCATGCCGTCGGTTTTAGTTTTGCTTGTTGCGCCGACATCCCAAAATGCACGGGTCGGATCGTTAATTTCCAGCACATTAATATCTTGCTCGAAACTTTTGTTATCTGCATAATCATGCGAGATACGCAAAGCGCCATAACCTCCAATCACTGCTGACTGAAAAGCTGTTTGATATACAACGCTTGATTTACTGTTAAGTGATAGTCCTTTCACTAATGCTGCTCTAGTTTCTGCGGTTTTCGCGGGGACTGAATCATCCGGGACTACTTGCAGATTTGGAGTGTTTTGACGCTGCTCGCCAAGTAAGTGATTTGCTAACACGCCTAACTTATTTGATATTAGCGGGATTTTTTTATTTTGTCGCAAAGCGTCAGTTTCGCCTTTGTCCCATTGTCCGCCCATGACAAATCTCATTTGTTCATGATATTGATTGTTGTTATGCGAAAAGCTGCCATGCCATTTGCCGATGTTACCTTTAATTTCATCAGCCAGCTCTGAGTTTTTACGTATCATAACAATCCTTTTTTAAGTATTAAGTAAACATACTATTATAGCGCTCAGGTATTAAAGTTGCCGTGCTATCTGTTAGCGTTTGTAGTTTTCCGCCAGCGAATGTCAACATCAAAGAGTCGGCGCAGTCCGGCGAGGGCATCCCCCGCTTTTTCAAATCAACTTTGCTTTCAATTAACAATTGCCCGTTACTCCTATATTTGTAGCCCAAACTGCATAAGTCTGCATGCAACTGATCGGAATCTGGAATCTGCACATCAAGCTCTTGTTGCAACCAATCCCGCATATCCCACCAATACTCTGCTCTTTGATTTGCAAATCTTTGTTTGTCGTTAGCTGAGCGTGCAACATTTACACCAACCACTTGACTGTAACCCATCTCGATGAGTCTGTCAGTAGTGCCTGCACCAATCCCGATACAATCTATATATACGCGGTGCGGCTTTTCTTCTTCGATTATACGCTTCAATCTGCCAGCAAGCTGCATTGTATTTTGATTTCTTAGCGTCTCTATTTTGTAAGCTTTTCTACCTTTTCGTCTTATGATAGCACACCTATCGTTCTCGCCAATAGCTGGATCTACACCGATAACTAACGCGGAATTAGTTGTTACATCATTTTTTCTTGCAGCTGCAACATGTTTTGCACTTATAAAAGTGTCATCGACCGGGTTTTTAAAAGCATCTTGCGCACAAAAGGGATACTCAACTTTAAATAACGCTTCGCCTTCATCCCAATCACTGCTTAATGCCCTAATTTTAATGCGTCTCCAGTTTAGATGCCGTACTGTCAAGCCATCCTCGCCATACAAATTAAGTAATTTTTGCTCATCGCCTGACAAATTGTCCGTGTTATCATCGCCAGCCGTGTACTCAGATTGCCAATACCATGGCACAAATATCGCTTGTAAATCGCTATCGCCAGTTAATGCAGATTGCCAGAGCTGATAAAAGTAATTGCCGATCCCGTTTGCTGTCGACTCCATTATCATTTCTGTGCCATCTGCGCTTGATATTGCTTGCAAGATACCTTTACTGTGCTCAGCAGCGTGAGGCCAAAATGCGCACTCTGAGCCATGAAAAAGCTGAATGGTCTGAGAGCGTCCAACAGACTTATTGCCAGCCGTGCCAACAGCATAACCAGAGTCTAGCGCACCAAAGATTAACTCTTTCGCAGATGATGCATCAGGCTGCGGAGCAAGTCCAGGAGGCAACGATTCATGGTATCGCTTAGTCATAGCAAACAGATTTTTAGTTGCTTCGGCGTCATGCGTAAGGATGTAAGCTTTTTTACCACGCTGCGTTATGACTTTGTGGAAATAACGCGCCTGTATTAAAGTTGAACAACCAACCTGCCTGCCTTTCAGAATTACTGCACGCACTTTGCCCGTCTGCTTACGCTGCGCTTCGAGCTGGGCGTGTATATATAATTGTGAGCGATTAAGCTCAAAAGATTTTACATCGCCAGATTTACTCCTGATTTTCAAGAAGCTTTTAGCGAAAGTGGGGAAATGTTTTAAAGCGTGTATTAATTTATCATCATCTGTCATTTTAGCTTATCGACTAGCTTCTCTACTAAGGTATCACCTGCACTTTTATCATCTGCTGCATGATTGCCATACTGTTTAGGTAAAAGCTTCGTTGCTAAAAATTTGCGAGTATCAATCTTAAGCCGAGATCGCGCCACAAATTCTGAGTTTATAAGCTCGTTCCCATCGCTGTCAAGACGCGCATCACGAGATGTATCGTCTGCAATATCCATCATTTCTTCTGCCAATAAATCAGCCTGGACAAGCTTTGCTTTTGCGTAGCAGGACGAAAATTCGGGATGTTTGTAACGCCACAAATTGACAGTCGACTTTTCCGGCATGTCGTCATACATCTTGCAAAGACGCTCCAAACCAACAGCATGAGTTGCTACTCGCTCACATATAAGAGCAGCTATATCTTTGTTATAAGTTGATGGACGACCGGCTGGCATATTATTTTTCCAACCCCGCTTTGCCGCCGTAAGCTTTACCGGCCCCAACTGTAGACTTACTGCAAGCGCCATGCTTATTGCCGCGACTAACGATCTCTTGCATCATGCTATCAGCTTGATAATGACCCTCAGCTAAACCCTTGTCTTTGCCAGCATCGTAAGCTTTGTCATATTCTTTTGAGTTCATGGAGTTAACTCCTTTTATATAATACTCCAAACTATAACACAAAAATATTAAAATACAATGATACAATTACTTGACATATGCCAAATACTTGATATACTACACACACATTATCGAGATTGATAATAGATTAGATTAAACAACGGAGGCAAGACTATGACCGATGAGATAGCCGAACTTATAGATAGACTGGAAGCGATAAAAAAAGAGTTATACGACGCTATCGCAGAACTAGATGCGATAAAGCGCGAAAAATGGTCGATAGATTAGATTAAACAATGGGGGTAGCAAATGTACCCACTATGAGCGTTTATATACACGGGGACGAAGATGAAATACAAGAATAACAAAGTATATGAGTTTTTAGTTTGTGTGTTTTCTGTATCATTGCTTTTAGCATTATTTTTGAGCATTTATTTTTTATTTTATATAATGTGAGGCAAATATGCACAAATTAATAGATATAGAATTTACTGGCGATGATTTTTATAATAAAAGAGGTGTAAAATGAAAGAATTAGAAATAAACGGCGAAATATACGTTAAAAAACATAACGATGAATCACGGTACGTGATAGTGCGCACTTATTCGGCCGGTGTCTTTGCTGGATATTTAGAATCACGGCAGGGCAGCGAGGTTGTAATGACAGACGCAAGGAGGATTTGGCGCTGGGCTGGTGCTGCGACACTAAGCGAGCTAGCGATGAGGGGCACAAGCAATCCGGATGAGTGCAAATTTCCCTGTGCTGTAGATCGTGTGGAACTTTTGGATGCCATAGAAATAATTGACGTTACCACTCAAGCTCAAAAATCAATCGAGGATGTAGCGGTATGGTCGGCTTAAAAATAGATAGCCATAGAGACGGCTATGGCTACGGCTATAGCTATGGCTCTATAGATTGCTACGGAGAGGGCGGTGGCAATAGATACGGCTATGGCTCTGTAGAGGGCTACGGCTACTGCGACGGCCACGGCGACGCCGGCAATGGTAACGGAGACGGCTACGGAGATGGCTTTGGCTGCGGTGGCTACAACGGAGGCTACGGCGACGGTGACGGCGCCGGCCGTGGCGACGGTGACGGCTCCGGCAAAGGTTGACGAGGTAATATATGGCCATGGTCATGGCTCTGGCAGCGGCTACGGCTATGGCCATGGCAAAGGTCATGGCTCTGGCACTGGATAAAATCACTTTAGGGTAATTATTGGTAAGCCAAAGCATGCACCCCTGATGGAGGAACGGCATTCCCTATTTGTCTTCTAACTTCCGCGATACTGCCAATAATGACTGTAGTCTCGCTCTTTCACGATTAGTGAGAGGACGAGGTTCAGGATAGTGATACCCCCAGGTACCACCTCCTCCTGCAGCAATTATAGTTTTAGACGGCTCATTTCTGTTTATTCTTCGATAAACATGACTAATCATCCCTTTTACGTATATCTGTAAAATTGCCTCCCTCAGGGATAAGCTTAAGCATTTCGATAGTTTTTGGTTTAGAGTTCATTATCTCATTGTTGTCTCTAATTTTTTCAACATCTTTAAGCGCCTCACCAACCGTTACATAAGGATTCTTATCTGTACCATGGGTCGGCTCTGGATGACAAAAATCAAACCCCGTATCCTTACGTATACCAACAATTAATACTCTTTCCCTAAATTGGGGTACGCCATATTCTGCAAAGTTATATAACTGGATTTTTACTAGATATCCAGGAGCGATATTTTCAATTGCTTTATTTTTATTTGCACTTAAGAGACCTTTAACATTTTCAGCAACAAAGGCTTTTGGTATCCAGCTTGATGAAAACCTAAATCAAGTCCACCACACCCTGAAAATAATGAAATAATTCTAGGTTTCTTAATTTCAATTAAAAAATACGTAATAACATGCGAGCTCAAGCCTTAGAGCGCGCTCGCATACATCAAAACAATCAACAAAAACAGTGGATAAGACTGTTAGTAATGTTTAAAATGCTATGCTTATCAATGCTCTTGTTAAAATCTAAACGCAATGAACAACTAGCATATTTAATGCACAACAGCCACACACTTGGCACAAAGTCCACGTTCGCTAGTTTCTTTATCAAACGTGACACGGTCACCAGCGTTTAAAGTTTTGTATCCTTCCTTTGCTATATCGCTAAAGTGCACAAAAATATCAACATCATTATGCACAATGAATCCATAGCCTTTTTTGTCATTGAACCAAGCTACTACGCCTTTACTCTTACTCACTTAAAACTCCTGTTATTAAACTTGTCTGACTCTATAGTTGACAGACTAGTTTGATAAATCAAAAAAAATGTTTATAATAACGTGAAGGGAGCGTTGTTATTTCAGGTACGCACCTTTACGCACTTCAATCACCAGTCAGGGTTCACATTTACTTTCGCCGGGAACGAAACCTTGACTGGGCGAGTCGTAATAACTCCTATCTTACTATTTATTAGCCAAAATCAAAAGAAAAAAGCCCTATATAAATCAACTATAACTGATTGTTTTTCATCAAATCAATTGAATATTCACGCAACACATTAGCCACTGAGCCGTGAGCATAACCTAATAACATAGATATTTCGTCATTGTGTTTTCTGATTTGTTCTATTTCATCATCATTCATGCTGCCACCATTAGCTGTTCTACAATCGATTTACCTTCAATTTCGGCATATGCATAACCTTTGTATTGACCGCCACCTTCAACTGCAATCCAATTCCCATCAGGCACTAATGCATTTAACTCCTGTTCACGATATAGTTCAAAATCATCTTCAACACGCCAATCCCCTAATCCAATTATTAGCCGCCCTGCGTCCTTCATTTTGCGCTCGTACCTTGTCGCAACATGCTAGCTTCACTTGTATCCATATTCTAGTATATTCATGCATCACTTGTGCTCTTTTTTCTTCCGGTATTGCTCTAATTGTGCGCTTTAAAAATACAAAATCATCGTGCAAAACTTTAATGTCATTTTGATGACAAAAATCCTTAAATTTCATCCTTAGTAGCTCCATTAATATGCATTTAAATTAAATTAAAAACTATTTGCGATTCAAATATGCTTTAAGATTAATTTTTAAGTAAAATGTCTCTGAATATACCGGTGAAAAAATTAAGGGGCCCCTAGAAAAATTGAATAGTCCCTGCCTATAACCCACGCACAGCAAGGGCTATAGCGTTTTTGGTGTCCGTAGGGTCCCGTTTTTCCTTATGTAACGCTATAGTTATCCTAATATTTCTGTGCTAATTGTACTTATTTTAACGTATAACTACATACTTTTTTTTTTTATTATTTTTAAGGACCCTAAGGTCCCTAAATGACTATAGACCTTACTGGGCGTGTATTTTTAGAGGGTCCATAAATAAAAATCAAAGTCCCTACAGATACCCTTATGGACCCCAGGCTTTTTTTGTTAAATTTTTAACCTAGGTAGGTCAAAAATCTTCCTTCCGTTGCATTTTCTTCGTTTTTTTCCGGTCAATTTGGTCAAAGCGGCTGCACATTTTTTTACGGCCCCATTCCTGGTCATTTCTATTAAAGACATGTGTAAGTTGTCCAGGACTTCTGTTGCTGTCATAGGGTGCGTATGGTAAATTGGATTGTCATCCCATCTAAATCTTTCAATGATTTTTTCTTCTATGGGACACGTAGGCATATGATTATCATTTTCGAGATTAATCATGCTTTGTTCTTTCTCCGTTAAGCGATAGCTTTCGCCGTTATCCATATGATTTTTAATCTCTGCCCAGACTTGCTGCATATCGATATCATGGTTGTGATTTATTGAGCGCACTGAAACCGTCCAGTACCTTCGGTTGCCTGTATCGTCTGATAGAAAGTCGGTGGGATTTACTGAACCATAATAAGCCGTTCTTCGCGGGACTCCTCTTGAGACTCTACCAAAAGGGACTCGATAGTGGTCAACTGAGCGAGTTAAAAATTGTTTTTGTGCTGATATGTCAGACTTTTTGATGGTTCCATCCAGTTCTGCTAGCTCCCCTAGCCAGCAATTAGTGCAATCAATAACCGAATCTTTGTTTGTTGGGTCTAAGTGTAGTAAATCTTTTATTAGTCCGCGCCACTGCT